GAAACAATGGCTAGGCAGCATACAGAGAATATCGCCGCGCGATGTGCGTGGTTTAGAGATCTTGTCGCCGCTGTATTCGTCAGTTCTGTAAAGATTCTGTCGGCTGTTCGACTGAGTTCAGATTCTAAGAAAATGTCCGTCAAACTTCCCACGAATGAAATCTTCATTCACACGTGTTATAAGAACGCTGCGAAGGATATTTACCGAGATCCGTATGTTTTCACCGATAGCCAATCGGAACATGCTCGCAACGATAAACTGTATGAACGATTCACTACATGTGTGGAGACGACTGTAAAGGAGTTAATCCCAGTTCAACAGATTTTACAAACATACATGGCTTCTAATGGAGAAGACATGCTTGATCCCCAAGACGCTAACATGGTTGAAGATAATATCGAAGAGTACGACGAAGAAAACCCCGGTGAAATGGGTGGAGGTTTCGAGGGGCAGCCGGAAGAAGGAATGGAGGGTGGTATGGAGGGTGGTATGGAGGGTGGTATGGAAGGTGGTATGGAAGGAGAAGGTATGGAACACCCCATGGGTGATATCGAAGATGAAATGGGGGAACCATCCGAAGAGTATCAGGAGCAGATGGAGCAGCCCATGGAAGAGTACGAAGCACCCCAGCAGGCGGCAGCCAATCCGTTTCAAAATGAATTTAGAACCGTGAATACCCGACCCCAGCAGCGCCAGGGTCCGAGTGGTGACCTATTCGCAGATGCAGCAGACACCAGGAGTAAAAAACTCCGCTATTAAATATGGACGAATACTTCCGCGACCCGGGTTCCGCGGCCATAATTGCAGCCGGTCTTACCGCTTTATACATTCACGGCAAAGCTCGACTCAATGATGAGGGTACTCTCTCTACGAGCGCTTATGCCAAACCAGCAGCATTAATAGCTATACTAGTCTATTTTATCATATCCAACGGTTTAGGTAAACGTGAAACCATTTCTACCGACCCCTTTTGAGTAACTTAAAGATTAATCGCAACATATGTTATATATGACTTCCGTTACAGCGTTTAACGACATGATGGGCCAATTTCTCATGGAACTACACAAAACCTTCCCAGAAGAGAAGGGACTCAAAAAGTACATCGCTGCTTTTGAACTTATGAGATCCGCCAACGGCAAGATGATTGTCGATGGTTTCATGGAAAATGTCGCCCCTCATGTGGATAAGATCAACTCTAAGGATGAATCTTTCTTTCTTGAACACGCAGAAAATATTGAATTTCTCAAGGATATCAATCTTAAAAACTGCTGGCCCAAGGCGTCTACAGGTACTAAGGATGCTATCTGGCAGTATCTCCAAACCCTATACATGCTTGGTACTACTATCACATCAATCCCAGCGGACACACTTAGTATGATCGAGACGGTTGCCAAGCAGTGTGCAGATAAGCTATCAAACGAAGACGGCGAACTCGAAATCGACGAGAATAAGCTTATGCAGTCTATGCAGGGGCTACTCAGCGGTATGTTGAAAAAATAAACTAAGCATAATATAAATGGTCTCACTGTTTGTGGATCCAAAGCAGGTTGTCAGGTCTGATAAAATCACCGAATTCTGGCCCACCAACCAACAGACGAAAGTCGAAAGGGTAAATGCCACAGCACGATTCGTCATTTATGCGACATGCATTTTGTATCTCATCAGACGAGATATGCGCATTTTTATATTAGGGGCTACGGTCCTCTCAGTTTTATATGTAATGGAAAAGTCTAAAATGATAAAGGGAAAGAAGGCGAAGAAAGAGACGTACGTTCCGGAGTGTCAGCTTCCCACGGTTGATAATCCTATGGCGAATGTTTTGATGAGCGACTATGATGGTCGTCCGGATCGTCCTTCGGCTTGTGGATATGAGACAGTTCGCGATGAAGTGAATCATATGTTATCAGGCCGTATTCCTTATGGTCCGCAAAAGTCCCGTTCTCCCATGCCTGATTCTCAACGAAATGCATTTTCTAGGCAGTTCGTTTCCGGTCCCGTGACGAATATTCCGGGTGATCAGACCGCTTTCGCGGAATGGTTATATGGTGAGAAAGGTGCCCCGATTTGCAAGTCGGACCCGAGTTTGTGTAATGTCAATGCCCGAGGGGTGCAATTAGAAGCTTTTGGTGGTTTAGATTCGAGTGGTGATATGCGTAGTGGTATGTTCGGGGGAGGTAATGGTCCAGCTTAGATAGATAATATTCTCATGTAATAATAAATGGCATATCAGCTTCAACCAGGATTGAAAATTGTCGAAAACCCCGCTCGCCCTCCCGTGTGTGCTACGGAAGAGGTATTCACTTACCCCCAGCCCAGTACCCTTAACTATGGTTCCAGTAGACCTAATACCATGTTATACGGTACCTCTCCTTTCATGGCGGGTAAGGGTGCCCCCGCTCAGTTTATCGAGACGAGTGACATGCTCCGCCCTCAATCCACGTCTAGATTTAACAAGGTCGTTGCTCAGACGTACGAACAAAATTTATTCCCTCTCCAAGACATGAAATGTAAGCTTCCTCTCAACACGGTACAATATGTTCCCGTCAGTACCACAGCCGAAACTCAGAATATGCAGTTCATGAAGCGATATCCTGGTCAATAAAAATCTCTTCTAAAATTAAGAATGGCGGATCCACTTTCGTTAGTAGCTATCGCTGGATTGGCTTACGCAGGAAAAGTTTTAAGTGAAAAAAAGAAGACGGAGGAGTACAACTTGACCGTTCAACAGGCATCTATTCCCGTAATTCAGGAAGAGGTACCTAATGTCATGTCTCCCAAACCCGTTAGTTTATCTAATTTACCCGATTCAAAGGTTGAGATAAATAATTTTTCGGATATTGCACCACAGGGGCGTTCGAGTGGTGGCGAAGTTTTAGAAATGCGCGATCGTATGTTCGACGGCGGTCGCATGAATAACCTTTCTCCTATTGAGAGGCAACAGGTGGGCCCGGGTATCGCAGTTGGTCCCGATGTTCCAGCAGCGGGTGGTTTCCACCAGATAGTACGCGTGAATCCCGAGAATGTGGGTGCGTATAGAATGACTACTTTACCCGGTAGAAGTGGTCCCGCGCACGATATTTTCGGTGGTCGACGTGGTAAGATGGGTGAGATTGCGAATAACCGCCCCGAAAAGACTGCATACCTCCCCGAGCGTCGCCCGGTTGCCGGTGCTAAGTCCCAGGGTTTCGGTGGTCATATTCCCAGAGGTGAGCATGTGAATGGTAAACGTATTACCAACCGTTCTATGACCGGTTCTCGTAATGACGGCCTCGGCTTTAACGGTGCTAAGCGTACTGTGTCCGCGCTCCAACACGTAGCGGATCCCACTCGTAACAAGAAGGATGGTAACGTCGAACAATACAGGTACAACAACCAGCTTGCTCCCGGTATAAGCACTTTCTCTCATGGTCATGTCGTGGCTCCCGCTTCTCAACTCAGAGAATCTCAAGCTATGTCGCCTCAGCGTCCGTATACTTCAGAGGAGTTGTTTGCATATGGCTTCCGCCCCGACGACCGTCGTGGTAAGGCAAATAGACATGGTAATGCTGGTCGCATGAATGTTCGTGCGGGACCCCTTAACCAAGGTGGTATGCCTACGGCTATGCGTTTCGATACTACTCGCATTGATGGTCGCACGGGTCCTCTTAACGGTGGATGGACGCAGCAGTACGATAACAATAAGTATTACAACTTCAATCACTACAAGGGCAACGCCAACCCATATGCCACAGATTACAGTCTCAACGTGGCCAAGCAACAGCTTCAGAAGAACCCACTCACTCAACAGATCATGTAAACAATTTCATATTTTGCATAAACACACTGATTAAAATATATCCCCTTATTTTAATGAGCGTACACACGTTAGACATAGATAGTGGAGAACGCGATCCTGTAGCGTATCCCAATCCAGGGGATTATGTCGTCGAATTGAAAAATCCCATATACAACGTCTCTAAGATATCACTGGTATCGGCTCGTATCCATGCGAGTCAATTGCTTATAAACGACAGAAATAACACGTTTTCGGTTAGTGG